CGTAGAGTAATTATCTGCGACCTTAACTGTATAATCATCTACTTCAATTGATGTTGTTTTACCATTTGATATTGGAGTATCAGTTGTAAAATATGCTTGTGTTTGCGAGTTACCAAATACTTTCCAACCATTTGATACAACTTGAATTATAACACTTGAAAATTTTAATTGATCGTTAGGTTGATTGTCATGCAATAATACAGCATAACTTTCATCTGGTATTAAAAGTGATGAATTGTCAGAGTTAGGTGTTGCTTTCTCTACAAAGAATTTTAATAATGCCTTATCACTGAAGCCTGCAAGTCTATATACTAAACGTACATCTAAGTTATCTAATAAAGTTGTAATTTCTGTTGTTGCATCTACACCTTGTTGCTTTTCAAAATCAACAATCCAATTTATATAACTTGTTTTTGCTGTGCCATTACCATAGATTTGAATAGCACCAATATCTAAATGACTTCTATCATTTACTAGATATTGTTTGAATTCTGTGTTATACTTGTAATTGTCTAAGTCAGCACTTAAGTTAAAGAACTCTGCTGGTCTAGTCAATGCAAAGATTCGCATCAAGTCAAATGGGTAAGAAGAACTTCTTCTATATGAGAACTCTGCTGGTGCATCGTCTCCTACTTTCCAGTCACGTTTGAATGTGTTAGCATCATAGTTTCCTACGATTGCATCGAATGGAGATAAAAGATCACCATGATCATCAACTGGAAGAATTGTACTTAAGCCAGGACGTTTTAATTCGTCAACCGTAACACTAGTTGTTCCACCAGTGTTATAAATGATGCCTGCTTCTATGTCTGCCCACATGACACCATTTGAGTTTGTGTAAGGTGCGGCTCCATATTGAGCAGTCCACCAAGTTGGCATTTCAGAGAAGCCTAACATCTCCCATGGTGCAATGTTTGGCTGAGATGTACCGTAGAAGTATTCATATACTCCTCTCCAGTAACCCTGATCGATAACTGTATTTGTTAACTTGTTTGCTGATTGATAATAGTTATAACTAAACTTATCTGCTGATGTATAACCTGTTTGAGTTTTGTAATCAATTCTGTTTTGTCCGGCCCAGTTTAAAAATTGCGAGCCGTAAATTTTTAAGAAGTCAGCACTTGAGTATGTAGACTCTCTAAAGAATCCAGGTAATACTTCATAACGTTCAATAGGAACTACTGTACTTAATTTAATATTATTATAGATTCTAGTTTCAAATTCTAATAATGCTTGATCTCTAAAATCTGTTAGCCCTGTTGCTGGCGTATAGTTTAGTGTATAAAGAGATGTGTAAGAGCCGTCATGCCCTCTAAGCATATATGTAGGAACTGAATAGTTAGGATCTAATACAACTTCTGGTTTCCACTTTGGATATAGTCCTAACTTAGTAGGAGTATTCGGTACAAAGTTTCCATATGTCTGATTGTATTCTTTAATCGTAACTACATCACCTGCAATTAAATCTTTAGTTACTGTTAGTGAAGGTGCAGTTGTTGATACTATATAATCTACGTCTCTGATCAACTGTGTTGTCTTTGTTACACCACTAGTTGTACGAGTAAGATAAACAAGCACTCCTTTATAGTTTGCTGTTTTAAAGTTATACGTTTGTGTTAAAGGATAAATTGATTCTTGTAATGCATTAGCAAACGTATATGTATTTGTCTTGTATGGTGCTTGTGATGGTATCATATCAGACCAGAAGAATGAATCACCTTCTGATTTTGCTGACACCATAGTTTCTAATGCTGTATCTAAAATATAACTCGGGTTAAATCTTTGTGCCCAATCAGTATCATTGACAGTCTTAACAAGTTGCTGTTTATATTGCACATACTGACTTGAATTAAATTGTAATGCATCAAATAAATTGTGTTCTGATTTACGTAAGAATACACTCGGCAAAACAACTGGAGCAGAGTTTTGAATAATCTTTGTTCCGTATGGTACTAAGTTTCCTAAGTCTCTTAAATTGTTAATCCCGAATATCGTTCCAGCTGAGTTTGGGTTATTAACAAAGATGTCTTGGTATTGTGATCTAATGTCACCAATGTCTGCAATCTCTAAATCAGTATTGAACGGGTTGTTGCTTAAATTTATAGGTATGCTATAATAAGCAGTTTTAGATGTTTGTTTACTGAGTACTAATATCTGAATAGGTGTGTCTACTGTTGGTGCAGTATTCAATGTAATTTTTGTAGTCGTATCAGTTTCAGTAATTGTGTAAGTAGTTTCCAATTGATATATGTTATTAACATATACTTGAATTCTAGGCCATGAATCAACTGTAGTGTCTATTGGAAGAACTGCAACGTCACACGTGAATTCGGCTGTGGTCCCTTTAGTATATTCTAGTTCAAATATTTGATATTGAACTGAGGGGGCAACTGCTGTTTGCCAACCTAATTCACGTGTTTTCGTTGTACGTGTTGAATAATCAAACACATAACCTGTATTAACTTTTGAAGTGACCGGAGTTGTTCCAGTAACATATGAGAATGAGTCAACATTGAGAGAACAATCAAAACTAATATCACCTACGTTATCTACTGCTGAGTAACGTATTGGGAAACCTAACACTGCATCGTTTGCACCAGTGCCTCTGCCATAAGCAAATAGTTTATTTCCTAAGAAAGATGTGCCTTGATAGACTGTAGCATCTCCAAACGAGATTCCATTTTTATCATAGATGTCAAAATTGGGTGCTTGATTGACTGTCAGTTTTTGTTGTGCTTCGTCCCATACTGTCCCGTTGAACCAAAATGTAGAGCCTTGATAATTATATCCTCTAAGTGCTACTGTTTGATCATCTACTAGACAAGGTGAATCTTCTGATTCAGTTAGTGTGATGACTGGCGCTGATCCGAATGTAATCGTTGAGAAGCCTACAACATAAATTTTATTTTTAACTTCTGCATTTGTATCTGCTGTAAAGATGACTCTTGCACCAGAAAACAATTCGTAGTTATTAACTGTAGTGTCACTACCAACGATTGAAACATTTGTTTGTCCAACAACTGTAGAGTTAGCAAAAGAAACTGTTAAAACAGTATTGACTCCTGATACACTAACATCAGTAATTTGTGTGTTGTTCGGTAACGCAAAGTTAGAATCTGTAATGTACATGCCTGTAGCAAATGTATTATAGATGTCTGTTGTCGGAATAGTAATCGTTGTACTTGTTCCTGTTACACCTGTGATCGATGCTGTATAACTTGTATACGTTTCGATGTCAGGATAGTATTGTTTTTTGTTTGCAACTTGCTCAAATGCATTTGTTGTTCTTGTGTCTATAAAGTCGACCGGTAATTTAGCAATTGTACCAGCATCAAATAGTTTTAAGTTTGGATAAAACTCAATGATAGGACGTTTTGCTTTGTTCTTACCTGTTGCATATGTAGTAACGATAGTTGGGTCATTGTTGTAATCAGCAGTTGCATTGATAACATCAACATGGAACCATCTATTAGAACGTGACCATGAATTTCTATTGATAGAGTTTCTACCTATAGTAATATAATCTTGGTCTACGGGAATAAACAACTCTGTATCAAAGTTACCTATAGAATAATTTAATGTATCATAAGGTATATAATTTGTGCCAGTAAAATCTTCCGGGACAACTAAATCTGTTGTTGGAATCAAGTTAATAGATTCACCAACGCCTTGTACATAATATTCACCAGTCAAATAACTTGATGGTATAATGTCTCCGTTGAATTGTACTTTTAATCCGTTTGTAAATATGACACCATTTGTAGATGTAAATGTTTTTTGTCCTATAATATCTGTATCGACATTTACTGTGTTAGTTAAGTTACTTTCGATTAACTTAATACTACCCACTTTATTTGCATTTGTGCCGTCTTGGTAGTATAATGTATCTAATAGTGCTGACAGATAAGGTATTCTAAGTATCTCACCTGTTTGTGATCTGTAAAAGTCTAACCCAATATAAGTTGTACCAAATTCTATACTAATTTTTTCATCAGTTGGTATAACACCAGCTGGTATTAAACGAATAGTTGGGTTTGTTGAATCTCCAACATACGTAATTGTATAAAAGTTTTCATTAACGTTTGTGTAGAAGCCTTCTTCCCATAAGCCTTCGTTAATGTTTGCAACCATTGACCCTGTTTGAGGAGTCAACGCTAAAGTAGTACCATTTAATGTTGCTGAAATTGTAAATGAAGTTGAATCGATAATGTCTTTAACATAGTAAATTGTATCAACATCTAATCCACCTAATAACGGATCACTACTAGGCACTGCTGTAAATGTAACAGTTTGATTTTGTGTTAAATCTGCTGTTGTGCCAGATGATAATTTAAGTTGAGTTGCATTTGTCTCATCAATTGCTAAAGTAACTGGAGCAACGATCTCAGGAGATGTTAAATTAACATCATAGTTTGCACCTGACTCATCAAAGAATGATTGAACAAAGCCTACTTCATTTGGCTCTGACGTTTGATAGAACATGACAGTCAAGCCTTCTAATGAAGTTACTCCGTCAATGTTTCCTACTTCACTTACTGTTAAGCCGTTTACTTCTGAAAATAGTTTTGTACTTACAACACCAACGTTGTTGCTTCCTGGAAATAAAAATTCGTTTTGTGCCTCTCTGCTAGGAACAGTAAATGTTACATAACCTGTGTTTGCACCGTTGTTGTTAACACCGAGAATTTGTCTAGTATCTTGTGCTCCTTCAAGGCCTGAAGTTCCGGGTACGCCTTGTATCCAAAACTGAGTTTTTTGGTTAACTGCAAATCTATATGAGCCACCACGTAACAAAGTAAGTGTAGGATTTAATGACCCTGATGCGGCACCTAATGCTTTAATACTATATGCGTTTGATGTGTCAGTTACGATATAATCAGATTCTGAAAATACTGTTGCTGATGCAATTGTGACTGCTGGAGGACCTTCTGGTATCCAATAGTATTGATTAAAGTTAATTAACTTATCTAAGTCTGTAAATGAATCCCAAGAATAAAACTCGCTTTTAAATAAACGAGAGTTGTCTAATGTTACACCCCCTTTAAGTTTAAGTGCATCGATTAGTTCAGGGTAAGATACGAAATCTTTGGCAGTCGATTGATTCTCATTTAAGAATGTAGTACCAGGTGATAATTGATAATCTGTTCGTGTTTTGTTTGGCTCTGTTACATAGTAATCTTTTGCATTGACACCGTAACCAAATTTACTACCAACATACCCTTGTAACGTTTGTGTACTGGGTTCGTTGACTAGCTGGTCTAGTGTTGCTCCTAAGAACTGTGCGTTGGTAGAGGTTTTAAATATCTCGGGTAAAAACTCTAGTGTTCTGATCTTTGCCATAGTTTGCTTTTAACCTTAAGACTGCATTGTTGCAGGAGTTAATGCGGGTACAATTACTATATCTTCTGTAACAGCCGCGTTTACAAATATTTCATAAGGTCTACATTTAATTTCATAAAGATCACCGAATAGTTTTTCTGGATCATCTGAAACAAGTATAACCGAACTCAGTAGTTCTCCTATTTGTTCATGTAGATACGCACTCAATTCTGAGAAGAAGAAAGTATCGCCGAAGTTCCAATTATTAATATCAAAATAACTATCCATCCCCGCTAACACAGAACTTCTGATTTCACTGTTAGATGCATTCGTTGACTGTGATTTTACTACTTTGATAGTTGCTCTCAATGATTGATCTGCTTTCGCACCGAACAAGGGTTTAAATGTAACACTATTTAATATGACTGAATCCGATAGCATTTTATAATCTTGTACCAATGGATATGATGTGTTTAGTTCATTTAGTGTTGGTTGATTTGGTTTAACAACAGTAGATGTAGTGTCTTTAACATAGTTATTATATGCTGTATAGTATGCTTGAGTAACTAAGTACAAATCAACAATGTTTGTAGTTGCTGGATCAATACGTGTTGTATTGTTAGCATTATGTCTATATTGATAGTCTATTCCTTGTCTACCCGATTTAACAGAGTAGTCTGTTTGTAGTGTTACAATATATGACGGAGTAGTTACTGTAGGATCTTGTACTGACTTATAAAATTTATTGTCAGTGTATGCATAAAACAATTGACCGACAGCAAATTCATATTTTACAATTTCAATTTGATTTTTAGTTCCGTATGTGTAAACAATATCACTACTAGGAACAATAAGTTGTCTTGTTAAGTTTACAGGGTCTGTAATCGTTCTAAAGAAAACATAGACTCCTATGTTTGCACCTGCATTGACATAACCAGTAATATCATTAAAGAAATCTGGGTCTAAAATTAATTGTCCGTTGTTAACATCAGTTGCGGCAATTTCTACTTGGAAGTCATTCACGTATCCATCACTTTCGACAGTCTGTCCTAGAATATTAACTTTTGTATCTTCTCCTAATGCCATTGCACTATTGAAGACTGTGTTAATACCTAATACATTAATAAAGTCTTGTATGATTTTACCAGTAAACGGATCGTATACTAATTCATTTTTATTAAAAGTAAAACGAGTATCAGCAACACTACCAAAGTAATATGTTAATGATCTATAAGTTATTGTATAACGATTGTTTCCTAAACTTGTAAATTTAACAAAGTAGTTTGCGTTTGATGCCGCGCCGATTGACCAACGTTCTTGGTTGATTAACAATGCATTGTTAAAGATTAAAGTAAAGTCTTGTTGCAATTCAATTTTAAGAATCGCTTGTTGTATAATTGTACTTGACAATGAATTATCAAAGACAGGTATAATTTCTGTAACAGTTACTCCGTTTGGTACATAGCCATTTAATGTAACTGGGCCTTGACCATTTGCAAACTTGCCTTCGCCGTTGTTGTTACCGTCGCCAACAACATTTAATACTGTTGACCATATATAATTCTTTTCTCCACCAGTCGGCACACCTGCAACTAAACGATTGTCTGCATCAAAGTAGTTACCATTAGGTGCAATAAATTTCAATAATGCTCCTGTTGTTGCATACTTTGCATTAGTAGTTGTAAAAGTTCCTAATGGCTGTGGCAGTTCTATTGCGCCAGACAATGAATAAAAATATCCTGTTTCACTTGATGAGTCTACAGAACTTGTTTTCCAATATAAAGTAGTGCCTCCACCTGTGCCTGGATATGCATAACGAGTATAGTTCTGAATATAATATTGATTAGCACGATTTAATGCAAGAACTGATGCTAAGTCATCTGTAAAGAACTGAATGATGTCTGATGTATTATCTGCTTGTAGTGTTAAAAATCCATTAATAGATTCTTGGTACAATGCACCATCGTCTCCGAATGAGTTTGTACTTGAATACTTGCCAGTTGGGTCAAGTAAATCTAAATTCTTAGATACACCGATAGAACTTCTATTAATTGCTTTTGATTTAATAATAGAGTTATAAAGAGTATAAGGGAAATTTGTGTAATCTTCTCCGTTCACCATACGATTTTGTGTATAGTATCTTGTAGGTGCTCTTTGTTTAATTGCGGATAATGATTCTCTACCTTGTGCATTTGTTACTGTTACAGGTAATGCTAAGTTCATTGTCAGAGTTTCGTTTCTTCCTGTTCTACTTACATATGTTATAGAAACTGCAACGCCATTCATTTCAGAAGGGTCAATAGTATATGTTAATGCATTACTTGATCTTACATATGCTCTAAAGCTACCTATGGGCATCTCTGAGAACACACCGTCACCAAATACGTATGTGACTTGATCGTTTGCACGTGAGCCAACAGAGAAAATTTTCTTATTACTTGATTCTGTTTGTAAGTATGCATCTGCATAAACATTTTCTACTTGCTTCCATAGACCTGTAGTGTTGTCAAGGCTTGTTTGATATAGCCATGTGTCAGTCTGATTAACTCCTTCAATATCAATATTAATCGATTGATTTGAAATCTGTTGTTGAAAATTAAAGTTGTATGGCTGTAATGAACCTTGTTTAAAATAGAACATGAATCCTGTGTTAGGGCTTCCGAATCCTAACTTGTCATTTCTATATAACATGTTAAGTTGACCAGTCGGTGCAGGTGGAATCTCATATACATATTCTTGGTCAAGTGATGTTGCACTTACTAATTCAAAGTTCATTGATGTTCCGTCAACTATTGTAGTAAACGGTACAATTGGTAATGTGTTTGTGGGTGTTTGTATTCCATACTCACTTGTTGTTACACCTAAGATTTCAGAACTGTTTCCCGGTCTACCTATTTTTTGTGAATCAACCATAGCCGCATTGAATACTGTATTCATCTGATCTAACCAATTTTGATTAGAAGGATCATTCCAACTTATTGGAACGTTACTTAAGTTAACTCCATTTGCATCTGTTATGCTTTCAGATGTTCTTACTGTAGATACTTTTAAATACCCTGATGCACATGTATTTCTTTTAGGAGTATAACTAACTAAGTCTGCAAGTTTAACTACTGAGTCTCTACGTTCGGCTGTGTCTATGAAATTTTCACGTGTGTTTAAATCGTTTCTAAAAGCAAGACCTTGACCCATAAAGGCCATAACATCGAGTAGAGCAATAAACTCTGAACTTTCAATGTAATCGTTGTAAGTCTCAGGATAATAGAGACGAAGGTAGTCGATAAAACTTTTTCTTAATGTCTCATAATCATAGGATCGAAAGTCAGCCTCACGAAAGGTTTCATAGATTGCTTTCCAATCATTGACTCCGAATAATCCTGATTGCCTTGAACTTGTCGCCATAGTAATTCCCTGTTTATTATATTTATCTTTATGGAAAACCGACGATTTTTAAGATATAGCGGCTGTGTTTGTTTGAGAATTAAAGAACAATGCTAGATCGCCTCCATTGTTGAAAGGGTTGATAGAGAGTTGAATTTCTACTAAAATACCGTTTTCTCTGGGGTATGCATGTACTGTATTAACTTGGATGCGTGGATCTAAAGCACATACTCGTCTAAGTTCGTCTTTCAATGCTGTTTGAACGTCTGCTGTATTAGGCTCAAAGATAAAATCCCATAAAGTTGTACCGTAACTAGGTTGCCCTACTTTTTCACCTTTACGAATATTAAGTGCATTGACTAAATCTTGTATAACGAGTTGTTCGTCTGTCAGTTTAAACTTTTTACCAAAGACTATAGGATTAGTAATTCCGTTTGCTTGTCCGTCTATTCCAGGTGGAGGATTAACTGTTCTAGCCTTATTAGCGTTAATTGTTGAGAATCCTACGTATGTTGACATAATACTATTTATACCCTACTTTAGTTTCCAAGTTCCTACCTGATCCCAATACCAATAGCCGCCGGCGCCATAGTAGACGCCTTGTCCCATCTCATTTCCTGGATTAACATCACCGTAAAACTCGCCACTCTGTGCGGCACCACCGACCATACCGTCTGTAATACCTCCAGTAATTGCTTCTACTGTATTTTCTGGGACGTTTGCTCCTTCATCTACGATCTCATATATAGGCTCAATAAATGTTTTTGTAGTAGTTGCTATAATATCTGAATATGTATCTGAAGTATATTGGCCAGTAAAGTCATTTTGATTATACGGGTCAAGTCTGAAGTCATCTCCAGTTGGAGCAACATCATTTGATTCACTATTAATTGCTTGATTTTTAGTACTATCAGATGCACTTTGCAATACTTTTTCAATATCACTAAATGGGTCAGTTGCTGGGGAAGGTTGAGGAGGAGTAACAATGCTTCCTGCAATATTTTCTTTTGCAGATTCAACTTTATTAATCAATGATAACAATGCTGGGCTAGTTGCCGCTGATTGATACATTGCTTCGGCAGCCGCTATTTCAGCAGAGCCTGCTGGGAAGTTTGATTGTGCCGCAAAGACTGCTCTTTGTTTCTCTGCAACATCTTTTTGCATTGCATTTAATTTTTTAATGTCTCCACTTAAATCTTTTCTTAGTTGCTGTAGTGCCATTACAGAAGACACTGCTCCTGCTGAAATTTCACCCAATAAGTTTGGTCTAGGTATAATTGGATTACCTAATACGTTATCAATCAGAGATGTTAGAGATGCTCTATCATACGTGTTGATTGCTACAGTAGGCAATTTAATAGTAGAGCCTCCACCTGCAGTTAATGAAGATAATGCTGATTCTAATGCGGCTGCCGCACCAGGACTCAATGAACTTGAAAGTCCTCCAGTGACTGAACCTAATTTATCAATTGCACCTAATGCAGATTTTCCTGCTTTAATTGCTCCACCAACATCAGTTCCTGAGAATGCTTTTGAGGCAACATTTGATAGAGAACTAGTTACGCCTCCTATTCCGTCTGCTATTGCATTGACTGATCCTTTAGCATTGTTAATAACACTTGACCCTAGCTTTTGTCCACCTGGTAAGTTACTTACACCAGATGCAATAGTGCTTGAGATTGTTGCAGTGGCTCCACGTTGAACTTTAGTTGCGGCATTCTGCAACGTATTTGTTTGAGTCAATGATGTAACACTAGAAGAAACACTCCTGACATCTGAGACTGCATTGTTGATAGCTCCTAATGCGCCGCTTGGTGCTTTGTTTGCTATTCCTGCTACTGCTCCAGTTACTGATGATACTGCTCCAGATGCAATACTTGTTGCACTGTTTACTGCACCTGATGCAGTTGTTAATTGACTTGCGACTCCGCCTAATGCTCCGGCTCCAACTGAGGCTGCCAAGTCTCCTGTAATAGAACTTGGGTCTGCTAAGTCTAATGCACTCATACCTGAACTTGCACCTGATACTTTTGCCGCGGCTTCTCCTGCAATTGCAGTTAAGTCTTGTGGTACACCAGCTTTTAGTTTACCAAACGATGCAGTGATCGATTTGAATGATGATGCCGCCGCCCCTATATTTAAATCTAATCCAATACCAGTTCCAGG